GGTACTTCTGGGCATTTAAGTAAACTAGCTAATTGCTTTGCGTCTTTTACTAATGTTTCTTGATCTTCACCGTTTAATCGATTTGCCAAAGTATAAGGCAGCCCATTTTCTAATGCTACTTGGACTTTTAAATTCTGAAGATTAATTCCTGCCAACTGCTTAGTTAAATTATCAATAGATGTTTGTTTTTCCTTCAAACTTGTTTCTAATTGAGTATATTTACTACTTGCATCTTGATTGGCTTTATTTAGGTCCGCATTGGATTGCTTAAGTGTTTCCAACTCGTTTAGTTGGTCTTTGTAAGTTTTGATTGATTTACCATATTCACTCATAATTTTTCCAACTAAATCTTTGTCGATACCTAATTCTTCTAAAAATTTACGATCCATTTCAAATTCCTCCTTCGTTTTTTTACGTGATACGGTCACGATTGGATGAGCTAAAATAACGTTTTTAGCGTACGAAAAATAGACAGTTTAATGACATATCCAGGTCAATATACAATCTAACTTGTCGAAATTTCTAACAAGTTCGAATTAATACCATACTTTTTGCTTTTTCGCTGGCTTGGATTCTACACAAGCCCAATACGCTAAAATGCATGAATCCATTAATGATATATCCATATCATCAAATTGTGACTTATATCCAAAACCACCAGATGAGCCAATGTTTCTTTTTTCACAATTTGTGACAATTTGTACTAAAGATGGTTGCCCTTTGTGCTGAATAGTGCCTTGATAAATTCCTTGCTCCCAATCAGCATTAGCATGAATGATTTCTTTAACTGTTGGCAAAATAGGAGGATGTAAACGTACGTCTTTCATTTCACGCTCCAGCAGTCCTTGACCGCTTGCACCATCAATTACCACTTTTTCAACATTGGCTTCTTTAAGAAATGATAAAAGCCATTGATTACCAGATCTAACAGACCTACAATCAATAGATTCAATAAACACTTTTCCCGTTGCGGTTTTAACAGCAATACTCATCGCAACATTAGCTCCATCATTGCCAAATTTGATTCCTACATACAGCTTTCCTACTAATTTTGGTAATCGTTTGACTTGCAAAGTTTCCCAATCCTGAGAAGAAATAGCGGACTTTTGATTATAAGAAATCCACAACCCTAAACGCTGAATATTAAAATCATCCGTGTCAGGGCCAATTTCATCTCTGATAGATCGTTCTGTAAAAATAGTTCCTAAAGACGGATTAGTAAGATACCAAGATTCAACATCATGCACGTCTTTTTTTTCAGTTACTCCCCATTCAGCCCAACCATTATCTGGCTTATCACCATTTAAAACAGCTTTTCTGAAATTTGGAAAAACCGTACCTGCTGATACTGCAGTAGGTGGTGTCCCTAGTAAAATTGTTTGAGGATTGTGAGAACTTGAAACAACATACTTTAAAGAAGATTCTTGATCATCAGTATATTCTTGAGCTTCATCGATGATCATTAAATCCACACCTTCACCAAGACCACCATTAGATGTTCTAGTTCGGAATTGAACACGCCCACCGTCTTCAAGCTCGATTAATTCTTGCCCTTTAGCACGGATAGAACGATATTCAATTTTAGCTTTATCTAATACATAGCAAAGTTTCTCCCACGCTGAATGTGACGCAGAAATACGGTGAGCAGTATGCATTATCTCTTCACCATTCTTTAAACCCCAGAATTCACGCATAACAACAAGTTCATTTTTACCATTACGTCGTGGCAATGAATAACCAAATTTAGTATGCGTCCACAAGCCGTCATCGTTAACGGCCATTATATCTTTTAGCAAATCCTTTTGCCACTGCTGAGCTTTCCTACCGCTCTTTTCATAAAAATCAACGGCCTCTTGTGCCTTACTTTTTTCATATGGCAAAATGACTGACCTAGTAGGTCTTGGATTGCCTAATCGGGTCATATCATCGCTCCTTTGACTTCAAAATAAAAAGCCGTTTACACGAC